GGGACATTTTGCTTTGGTGAGCCAGAATGCAAACAATCACAGACAATAACTCCATGACTTCAACTGTAGGGGTTTCCCCATCAATTTTTGAATTTATCGCGTCCAAAATTTTTTCAAACAAAGAAAAGTTAAATTCAGGGTTTTCACTTTTTTTCTTAAATTTCAGTATGTTATCTTTATTTTCTATTTCCACGGTTATCCTCTCTCATTGATTCTTAGGGTATTTGGAATAGCACATACGTGCCAACAACAGTCATCACGGCTTGAACAACGCAAGCAATGATTGTCTCACGATCTTTTGGAACGTCGTCATATCTCAAGCTTAAAAAATTTGAAATGAACCCTACGAAAAAAAGTAGGGTGCTAACTAAAACGTAAGAAAACAAAATCATCCTTTCATCCTTTGATTAAGACTCTCAGTCATCATTTCACAAGCTTCTTTGAAACTGTTTTGTTCCGCATCAAGAATCAAAAAATGTATGTCGTTCACAACGTCTGAAATCATTGTTTCAGGTTTTGACAGATTCATTAGAATGTCACAGATGCGTTTACGTGTGACCTTAGCTTTTTCTTCAAGTTCTTTGCTCATAAAGCTCTCATCTTTTATGTGGATTTGTTGGAAAAAAAGCCCCCGTTTTACGGGGGCAAATCAATCAATCAAAAGGAAAACACAGACATGACCCAGAAGCTATTCAAGGAGAGTGGTCTGTAAACGTATGGTGTACCCGTATTCATTCCTTGTCAACAATATTTTCACATAGATTCAACATAAATTTTGTGCTAAATTTTACAGGTTCATTCATAAGGAGAAGAAAATGGCTGGAAGGCCCCCGAAATATCCCATTGTATTGGTCGAAAAGATACGGTATGAACGTAGAGTGAATCTAAGATCTTTGAAATGGCTGGCAAGAAAATATGATATTCCCATCGATACCATTCGTGACTGGTTGTACAGAGACGCAAGAAAAGACGTTTGAATGCACGAAGTGCAATGCGTTCTTTCTGTTGAATCCGATGCTGGAAATGATTATTTGCGCCGAGAACGGAATTCTTGAATGCGCGGTGTGCCCGGATTGTGTTCTGGAACTGATGTATGACGGTTCGTTGTATGACGGTTCGTTCATGGATTTGGTGCAATGATCGAAACCTTACTTTGCCTAGCCATGAATATATACTTCGAAGCTCGGGATCAGGAAATCTTGGGCCAGATCGCAGTAACGCACGTGGTCCTGAACCGCGTGGAATCGGAAGAATATCCGGAGGAACCGTGTGCCGTGGTCAAAGAAGGCCCAACCTACAACTGGGCACCTCACTTACCGGTACGCCACCGTTGTCAGTATTCTTGGTATTGCGACGGTTTGAGTGACGATCCTAAGAACAAGGAAGCGTGGGGTAATGCCGTGCTTGTTGCGTTTGTGGCTCAGTTTATGGACGACGTTACTGATGGAGCTACGCACTACCATGCCTCTTACGTTTCGCCCGCTTGGGCGCATCACTTGGTGCAGACTGTAACGATCGGAGATCATCAATTTTTTCGGAAAGATCCTTCAAAAGATCATTCAGCAAGCGAAGATCCTCGAAGACTTGTTGCGCGTCGTCTTTTGTCAATTCAAGAATAATCTTGGTCATATCGAAAATACGGTCTCGTCGCCGGTCTTTTCCTCGCCATTTGAGATTTCGGCACGATAGTTTTCGAGTTCTTTTTCTAGGAATTTCTTGTCTTTGTCTGACAGATTAGCGTTTTTCCAAGATTCAAAAATAACGCGCAGTTGGCCGCTGATCGTGCGTCCTTCCACGATGCTGATTACCACTATGTTCTCATAAACGTCCCGCGGGAGCAGAACGCTTTTCCATTTGTTCGTGTCCATCCATGTCACCTCAAAATGTATCGCATAGAATTATATATCCTGTTGAATTTCAACGCAATCTCCCCAAGTTGGTCCTATTTCAATATCGCACCGATTTGGCACCACTAGGGGCACCGCATTGACCATGGTTTCCGCGAGCCGCTTGGCGTGGGCCTCGTCCTCCACTGAGAACGCCAGTTCATCGTGGATCTGGAGCATAGGGATTTCACCATCCTGCAGGAGGTTTACCATCGCCTGTTTGGTCATATCCGCTGCACTGGCCTGTATGAGGCGATTTAAGGCCCGGTAGGTGTATGCCCTGCGTAATCGCGTGGTAGGCCCGTAGAAGCTCAGAGCGTCGTCTAGGGGCATTGCTTTGTTCATCCCGAAGGAATCGGGTTCCCAGAGGTCAAAACGGCATTTACGGCCCTTCAGGGACCGTATGGAGCCCTTGGACATAGGATTGTCTAGATGCTTCTGAACGCCCTGCATCAATTGCTTCACGAAAGGCACCCGGTCGTGATACTGCTGGGTTAGTTCCTTGGCCTCGTCCAGAGAGATGTCCAGTTGCCCGGACAGCTTGTTCACTCCCATGCCATACATCATGGCCAGATTTATCACTTTCGCCTGTTTGCGCGGTATATCGGCCATCTCAGCCACCAGACTATGAAAATCCATCTTAGGGTCTTCGTTGTAGGCGTTAACAAAATTGGTCACGCTGGGCATATCTATCTTGCGGTACTGACTGAAAGCGTGGGCATAGTGGGTCAAGATCCGCGGTTCCTGTTGCGAGAAGTCTATTGCCGCCCACTGCATCCCTTCCTCCGGCAAGAACAAACGGCGGATCATGGGTCCAAGCACCGGGTCGCGGGCCGGGATTTGCTGAAGGTTTGGGTTGTTCATCGAGAATCTGCCCGAGACGGTCCCGCCGTCGTCAGAGCGCACCTGATTGATGTGGCTGTGGACGCGGCCATCTTTGGACACAAACTTCAGGATCGAGTCGATAAACGTGGCTTGCATCTTGTTCAGGTTGCGGGCCTCGACTATTAACTGGGGGAGCTTGTGTGGATGGTTTGCCAGAAACAACTTGGTAAAGCTGGGTGCGCCCTTCTCGGTTCGCTCAAAATCCAGTCCTGCAGACTCAAAAGCTTTCGCTATGCTGGCGGCCGCCCAGATCTCAACGTCAAATCCGGCAAGCTTTTTTATCTCGCGCCGTACTTCTTTTTCGCGTTTGATCAGTTCCTGCTTGGTCCGCTCGGCGTGGTCTAAATCCACGCGGATTCCGCGCCATGTCATTTCTACAAGGCCGGGCAAGAGTGCCGTTTCCATCCTCCAGATATCCCAGAGATCTTCCTGATTCAGCATGGTCTTCTGGTGCGCCCAGAGTTCTAGAGTAATCTCGGCATCGACTTCAGCGTAAGGGCCAACGTACATAGCCGGAAGCTTCCACATCTCTCCCTTCGGGTCTATCCCAAATTCCTGTGCGGCCTCGGTCAGGGTCTTCTCTGATTTAGTCTTCCCAAGATAGTCATAGCAGATCGCGTTCAGGCTGTAGGAGAACCTGTTTTCGTCCAGTAGCGACGCGGTGAGCATGGTGTCTATGATCCGGCCGTTTACCTCAAAGCCCATTGCACGTATCCAGCCGAGGTCGTACTGGGCGTTATGCATGATTTTGTCTGCCGGGCACTCAAACACTTTCTTAAGAAACTTATTGATCACGCGGCTATCCAGATTACCTCCGCCTACGTGTCCAACGGGGAAATAACCCTTCCACCCGGGGACGGCTATAGCGTAACCAACTACTTCGCCGTTCTTCGTAGGCCAGCCGGGACCGTTTACTTTCAGGTCCGGGTCGCGTGTTTCAACGTCTATGGCTATTTCACGTGCGTCTAAGATTTCTTCTGGAAACGGATGCTCGGGAGGAAGCCAATCGGATTTAGGCGGAAACATCGCCATTTGTAGTTTTCCGGATTTATTCACTTTTCCAGACCCTCTCGCGCCCTATGGCCTTGATAAAATTCTTGCATTCGCAATACCAGCCCTGCCGGATATTTTTTTCGGCATTTATTACTTCAGTAGCGGTCTTCCCGCAAGCCGGGCACTTCTTGTAATGTAGGCCATCACCATCAACAAATCTTAATTTCATAAGGGATACGCTCTCTGATAATCTTCGGGATCGACAATAAATAAGCGTTCTCTGGTCCGCGTAACGCCGACATAGAAAACACGGTGTAGGTCATCGGCCTGAGTCTGCAGGGCCGCGGCAGTTAAATCGGTAAATAGAACCACATTGTCCGCCTCACCACCCTTTGTGCCGTGGATCGTGGACAACTTGATTCTGGGATGGGCGTTAAATTTTTCGCCTTTCCGTAACAAAGCTTTTACATACACAATGTCTTGATCGGGGATGAGATCCAACGCATCAAACCAAGCGAGGTCTTTGTCGATAAGAAGCCCGTGGTGTTCTCGGAGTTCTTCTAGCGTGTAGGTATCCGTGCGCTCCCCTTGAATCTTTTTCTTTCCACGAGCAACGTGCTTATTGTTGCCGCTCATAAGACTGTACATCTTCTCTGCCGTTTTCTTGTCTATGGCCCGGCCTTTTCTTAAAGCCTCCCAGCCGTTAACTGCTAACGACAATCGCTCGGAAATGGACCGTTGGCCGTTACGCTCGAACAGGTAGCCAAGATTCTTTAGTTCAGTAGCCAAAGGGCTCAACATATAGTTGGCCTGTGCCATGATCAACCAGCTACCCGTAGCCATATCCAACTCACGGATTTCGCTGATTCTGGATATTGAGCCTACCTCCTGTCTGGGTCGATAGGTCTTAGGGAACCGGCGGCCAATCCGGTTTACTATGCTCTCGGCTAAGGTATGCACACTGGAAGGAATTCGATAAGACTGTTCCAGCACTTCGCTACCGCCGGGCAGGGAAATAAAGTAATCCACATCCGCCCCGTTCCAGCGGAAGATCGCCTGATCGTCGTCCCCGGCGCAGTACATACGCTTAGACTTTTTATCAATCGCGTTTGCTATGTCCCACTGCAGGAGGGATAAATCTTGGGCTTCATCCAGAAATGAAATATCAAAGCTGGGGCAAATCCGGTCCGCCTCTTTTACAAAGAGCACAAGCATATCGGTGTAATCTAAAAGCGCATGAACCTGCTTATACTCAGAGTAACAACGGTCCACAAAATCTACTTCCATCCACTGTATGTTGTGCAAGCCGCTTTGATTGTACTCCCGGCGCAAGTCGGTCTTTTTTAGACGGGCTAGATTTATCAAATTTAAGATCGGATGATCCGCGGTCTGCGTATTGGAATCTTCAAAATCAGACGTTTTAGATGTGGTTAACGGGATACCAATTTTATTCGACAGATCCTTGAAGTTCTCTGCCCGCATCAGGTTACGTTCATTCAGGCCCAGACTACGGTAGGCAAAGCTATGCAGTGTCCTGAAGTGGGGCAGATCTTCCTTCGGATCAAGAGAAAAACGACGAGCGGCACGTTCCCTCGCTTCGCTCGCCGCTTTCCGGGTGAAAGCTAAAAAAGCTATTTTGTTTGACGGCACCCCGTCACCCAAGGCGCGGTCAACCATATCTAGCATTTTAGTGGTTTTGCCAGTGCCCGGAGGTCCAAATATCCGAAACACTAGAATGGAACCTCATCCGAACCCATATCTGGCGTAGGCACCCTGAAGTCGGTGCTATCGTAACTGGGTATAGACCATACGCGGACGGCTTTCCCATTTATCTTCAAAGACACCGCCTCACCGTTTATGTCTCGTAGGCGCTGTGCCACCTTGGCCGATTTGTATTCAAAGAATTTGTTCTTCTTTAAGAAAGCCTCAAAGTCTTTCAGGCGGAAGAAAGTTCGCTGTTTCTCCTCATCGGTCCATGGACGCCGTAACAAGATCTCTTCCCGTTGTTCGGCGCGTTGCATGGTCGTGCAGAATTCTTCTAGGAAGTCGTAGAACTGGCCCGGGATACTGGCGTCGGCAGATACCTCAATGATGTTGCCGTCCGTCTCAGACATCTCGGTAAGCAGTTGATTGATACGGGCTTCCCATACCTGTCGGCCCACACTGCGGGGCATGAAGTTTAACTGTTCCACACAACATCGCTGAAAAAAAGACTGTTGCATCAATCCCTCTGTATCAAGCTCTAAAGGCTGGCCATTTACATCCATAAACCAGATTGGCGGGGTTGAATTGTATTTGCGTAGATTGGCTATCGTAGCTCCCGTAATTGCCGCTTCTATACCAAACTTACGAGTCTTACAAAGTTCAGCATTGCAGTAATCGTTTATCGGAGCGTCCTTGCATTTATATGCGTAGTCTTTTCTCTGCAGTTGTTTCGCTACTACATTCACCTCACTCAGGGGTAATGGCGGATCAAAATACTTTGCATTATAGGTCAGTATCTCGGCCTCCCATGAATCTGGATATGCTTTGCGCAGGTACACTCCAACGTTAAAAAGACCATTGTTGCGCCCGCCTTCGGATATTTTCTGAGAACACAATATCTGCAGACAGGGAGGACCATCCTTTACAATAATTTCACTACTGTCGTCTTCAATGGTTAAAGCGGCAATCTGCTCCGTGGTCTGCGCTTTGTTGTCGTACATCTCAAAGAATTCTTCGAGTGTCGCGCTGGAGCCGTCATCTTTTATTGCGTAACGTAAACCCTCTTCAGCGTCGTAGTACGGGAGATTAAGAAAATTACCGACATCGCCGCGGTCTAATTGCAAACGAATCTGCTTTGGAAATATCTCACAACCGCCATATCCGAGAGCCGCGGCTATATGTTGCAGGACTTCCTGCATATCTTTTGCCGGTATCCAATCCTTGGAAAACAAAAAACAATGAGCCCCGCCAGATTTGCTACGGCAAACCACTAGCGGAAGCTTCATCCGGCGGATTTTCTGTACTAATTCTTTGTGATCTAAAGGGTACTGGTCTATATCTATACAACCCCAGACGCAATTATTGTCCTCGTCTATGGGTATGATGCCTATGCCGGAACCTTTTCCAGATAAATGGCCTTCCCATGTTTCTTTCGTTCTTGGAGTTTTGTGTATTAACGCTTGACCCTGTGCCTTTCCTTTAGAGTTTTTGTTCTTTATCGCGTATGTACCGTATGCTTGTTTTAGCCCGGCAAATATGCGCGAAAACTTCTGTGCGTCTGTCATTTTTTTCACCCAAAAAAGGGGGGCACGGAGCCCCCCTTAATTCACTACCATGGAATGTCTTCGTTTTCCCCTTCGCTGACAACTTCAGCGTTGACGACATTTACGATCTGTGTGGGCGCAGGACCGTTGCTGTCTTCTTCCGTATGACGCACAACAACCTCACCCTTGTTTATACCCTCGGCAAAACTACGGGCCGCACCATACAAGCTCGCATCGTCCACGACGCCTTCCAGTGAAATTTCCCACTGGTGCCATGAACCTTTGGCGTTACTGTCAGCCACAGTTTTGAGGTGGTAGATATGGCTAAAGCGAGGCGGGTTAAAAGGCACCCCGTTGCTGTTAACCATTGATCGTGTCTGCACCATGGAATTCCATTTCCGGCTAATCTTCAAACCCGTCGATTTCAATGAAATCAACGCCGGTTGATAGGTGCCGTCTGAGTTCAACAATAACACAAAGTGCTGGGCTACTTCTTGGATGTAATCCGACTGACCGGGGACATAACGACCGTCCTCGTCCAACACATAATCTATATTATCTTCCTTGCACCGCTCTGTTTTAGGACGCGGTTGAGCCGGGGTGTAAATAGCCTTGGGGGGCTTTTTGTCCTGCCCATCTGAACCACGCTGGCTCCATTCTAAGAACCTGCGCTGATATGCACAAGGAATAACTCGTATACCTTCCTTCCCCTTGTAAACTTCCATAGTGATGGAATTCAATATATCACCACCACGGGCGGTCTCGTGATCATTCAAAAACTCACTATTACCAGCCAATATCTTCAGGAAAGGTAGGGCCAGATCGTCTTGATCCAGATCTTCCTTCATCTTGACCGCATCAGCCTCAAACATATTCATTACGGCTAACGCAGTTTCTTTCTTTTCTGCAACTTCTTTAGTCTTGCTCATTACTTAGCTCTCCTAACAACTGCTCGTTGTCCAACGTATGCGCCAAAAAGTTCCATGGGTAATTCGTCCCCGGTCTCAATGCGCTCTTTTACAAATGCCTTCAAAGTGCCCGGATGTACGTCTTGCTTTTGCTCGGAATGAAATCCCTGCGTTCCGGATATCTCAATCAAACGAGCGGCATCGGCGTCTTCACCGCGTCCAAACTGAAAAGACACTACATTTTTGATAATGTCGTCGTAGCCGTGTTCTCTCAGCCAATCAAAAGCTTGCACTTTGTTATCGGCTTTGATGTGCGCTCCGTAAGTAGGCCGCACTTTGACTTCGCTACCATCATCCAACTTAAACTCAGACACACCAATTTCCTGCAGTAAGGCGGGCAGATCTTCATCTGTCAGCTTCAACAGCTTTTTCTTGGTTTCTTTGAGTTCTTCTTCTAGGTGAGCTAATTTAGCTTCGGTATTCGTTACTTCACGAGCTACCTCTGCTAACGATTTCAAGCCCTCGCCATCGACGGTGTCGATAGAGGAAGCCTTGGCTTGATCGGCTTCCATTTCTTCAAACAAGTTACTCATAGAGAGTCTCCTTTTCGTGATTAAAGGACCTTTTAAGCCCTTGCGAAGGCGCATAATCTCCCATATAATCGTTTATGTCAAGCACAGGATTAATCAATGTACGAATTCAAAACGAAACCTTATGCACATCAAGAAGAAGCATGGAAAGATTCGTGGGCCGCGAGATTCTACGGGCTTTTCATGGAAATGGGTACAGGAAAGTCAAAGGTAGCAATCGATACGTTGGCCGCGCTTTTTGAGCAAAATCAACTAGATACAGCATTAATACTCGCTCCTAAAGGTGTATTCGATAACTGGTACAAGAAAGAGATACCCGCACACCTGCCCGATCGGATTAACTGCAGGATGGTTCGGTGGCAACCAAACTTCACTAAAAAGTTTTCAGAAGAGATCGGAAACATCGCCGTACCAGAACGTCGCGAACCTAACAGCCTGAACATCTTGATAATGAATATCGAGGCGTTATCCACAAAGAAAGGTGCGGCGTCGGCGGCACGATACTTAGAGCTTAATCCAAATAATATGGTGATTGTGGACGAGAGCACTACGATTAAGAACCGTAAGGCGATGCGCACAAAGACCGTTGTCGAACTGGGCCGTAGGGCAAAATACCGTCGTATCCTTACCGGTAGCCCGATTACACAAAGCCCGATGGATCTTTTCAGTCAATGCGATTTCTTGTCTCCCGATGCGTTGAATTTCCGAAGTTACTACGCTTTTCAGGCGCGATACGCTGTGTTGGTGAAACGTAAAAACGGTGTTCGGGCGTTTAATAAGATAGTTGGTTATCGGAAACTAGAAGAACTGACAGAGAAACTAGACAAGTTTAGCCGAAGAGTCCTAAAAAAAGACTGTTTGGATTTGCCGCCTAAAGTATATGTTACGCGGGATGTACCGCTTACCAGCCAACAAGCCAAGCTTTATAACCAGATGAGCCGGTTAGCTTTGGCACAATTTGAGAATGGGGAACTGGCAACAACACAATCCATTCTGACACAGATCATGCGCCTCCATCAGATCACGTGCGGCTTTTTGCGCCCGGATGAAGGCCAAATAGAACCTATCGAAAACAATCGTTTAGCTGGATTGCTGGAGATTGTTGAGGAGGTACAGGGAAAAGCAATAATTTGGGCTACATGGACGTATGATATCCAAAGAATTGCTCATGCCCTGCGCGACCGTTTCGGGAGTGACTCGGTTGCAACATACCACGGGGAAACCCCACAGGAGGAACGCCAAGGAATAGTTGATGCTTTTCAGGATGAATCGTCAGCTTTGCGTTTCTTCGTGGGGCAACCTCGAACTGGAGGTTACGGTATCACGCTTACCGCCGCCAACACTGTCATCTACTACAGCAACAGCTACGACTTGGAAATACGGCTCCAATCTGAAGACCGTGCGCACCGGATCGGTCAAACCCAATCGGTAACGTATATCGACCTGATCTCGCCAAACACTGTAGACGAAAAAATCTTACAGGCTTTACGCAACAAGATTAATTTAGCCAGCACCGTCCTCGGGGAAGATGCTTCCAGCTTCCTCACGACTGCGTTGAACGAATAATGTCGCTAGTCACATCAAACGGATAAAGCTGGGCAAACCGTTGTCTGCTTTCCTGCAGGTTGCCAGTTGGCGGAGGAGGTGGCGCACTAGCAACAGGTGCCGCGGGCGGCGGGGCAGGAGGTGTGGCCACAGGAGCGCGTGGTGGCGTCCTTGGAGACGGGGTGGGTGCCCCTGTGACCACGTTACTGGTATCTTCTTCCGAGCTACGTGAACGTGATGGTTCGTCTAACTCAGCCGTTAGGTAGCGAGCCGCCGTTGTTCCAAATACAGTGTTTAAGGCCCGGTCAAACTTTCGTTTAAACGAACTCCCTGTACTTTCCTTGTAACCTTTACCTTCTAATATGTCAGCCATAAGCTCTGGGTCACTGATGGCTTCATAAAACAATTGTCGCCCTTTGCTTTGCGGCAATTTACTCAACACACGACGGGCATAATTCGAGGCAATAGATGCTTCTTGTATGGTTATACTTTCTCCTAATAACCCACGGAGAAGCGGAATTTTGTCTACCGCGGTCTTTAACAGATTTACACCCAAGAAAGAGGCAACAACATCTTTAAGATAAGACGATTGTTTTAGGAGTTCTGCATCCGCTTCGGACAAAGAACCGGAGGACAGTGTCCTGTCAAAAGCTTTTCCTACTTCGATTAAATCTTTCCACTTTTTGGACTCGCCCTCGGCAAGAAAACCGCGTCTTTGTAGAACCTGCATAACGCTTTCTTTATTTCGTGCTAAAGGAGAAAACAAATAATCTTCTAATCCCGTATAGTCTATCCGGCCATCTTTACCGGTGCTGGATTGGAAGGCAACTTCGTACACCGTGCTTTTAAAACCGTCAGACAAGCCGGGCACATCTTTTTCTGTTTGCTTGACTGACTGCGCCAATTTATCAAAACCGGTAAACGCCGCGGGTTTGTTCAAAGTGCCCTTGCCCGGTATACCAATTATGGCGGACAGGGTTGATCCCGGGTTATCTACTGCATTCAAGAATTTGCCAAAAGCGGTTTGGTTTTTTATGTAAGAAGCTTTAGTCTGGGCCGCTTGATCCGCTACGGCCATAGCGTAGGCCGTCTGCGCGGTAGACAAATCAGATAAATCCTTCTGGAGATCTGGATTACTAGTAATAAAATTTCTGTAATCATAATTAAACTTATCTAATCTGTTAGCTAACGCTTGTGGAGAAAGGTTTGGCGTATCAAATACCTCTCCAAGCTTATAACGAACAAAGGTTTCTACGCCGCCATTGACTTGATTCCGAAGGTCCTGAAAAGTTTGTTCGCGGAAAAGATCTATTTGTGGGCCTTCCGCTTCTTGAGGCGTAGTTGGCCGGAATATAGGAGCATTGGGATCTCCGCCGCCGACTTCTTTTTGTATGAAATCGATCGCTTCATGCATTTGTTGGTAACGGTTGTACGAGGCTAACCCACTGCCCGATAGCATTTTTTCTACAGCAAGTTCCGGTAATATTTGTTGCCTACCTGTTTTGGTGGTAGACAAGAGTTCACCAGAAAAAGCTCTTGTAAACTTATCGTTTAGCGTTCTTGAAAAGTTGAATGCGGTTTGTAAGGCCAGCGCATTTTCCAGTTCTTCTGGGCTAAGAACACTCAGGTCCTTATATTTACCTAAATTCATATCGTTTAAGGCGGCATCTGCCATAATTGAATAAAAACCCGAAGCAATAGAATCGTTGTTAGCCCGAGCTTGCCTTGCTCTAGCCAATATGTTTTTTCTAAACGTAAGCATTTCGCCTAATGTAATTGGTGTTAGGTCGCCCTCTAACGAAGACATGGCTTGCAAAGCTTCTGACTCGAATATCTTAAAATCTTGGGACCTCTTTACATACCGTTGTAGTTTTTTAAGGACTTCTTCGTAATTCTGAAAAAGCTCAGACGTTCCTTCCGCAACTATTCTGTTTTTAGCTTTGCCTACCCTATCCCCAAACATATTTCTTTGTTCTTGATACTCCGTATTAGGAAATACAGCAATGCCATCTTTGTTATACCTTTTTGTCAGGTCTTTAAAATCAATCTGTACAAACTCGTCTTTTAAATCATCGGGCATAGTGCGCAAAGTTTTTAATAAATTTGAAATACTTTTTTTACCTTGACCTTTGGCGGGCATTACGATATTTGCACGAGTTAATAAATCATCCGTAACAGAATCAACAATCTTGTTTATATCTTCAACAGAATAGGCATTCTTTCCGCGTATCGCCCGCAAGTCTTCTTCCATGGTGTATTCACCCCATGCTCTGTTTTTTCTTATTTCTTTTACTTTTTCTTTCAAGAAAACATTCGTAGTGCGGCTAGGTAAAGTGTTGAGAACGTCCGGATCAGTTAAAGAGTCTCGCAGGTCTAGTTCTATTTCATCGAAATCTTTCCGCGCAACTTCTAGTTTAGCGGGCAGATTTAATGCATCCGTGCCTTGTTCTCCTATAATAGGGCCCATAAAAGATTTAGTGAAAGAATCCATATTTGCTAAGTTAGCTAAAGTGCCTCCGGGGGCTTGTAACTGACTTAAAAAAGTGGCACGGACGTTAGATGGAATAACGGGCACATCTTTATTAGGTACACTGTCATAAAGCATACTCTCCATGGCGCGACCACTTTTTAAAGCTGTATCCTCGGCATTGACAAGCATTTCTCCGGCTTTTGAAGCGGTTTCTTCCGAAACCCTTCCACCGTCTACTTTTAATATACGGTCTGCACTTTCTTGTGCTTTTAGTAGAGCTATTTCAACTTCGTGGTCTAGAATTCGTTCTAAGTAAGCTTTTTCTATTTGGGCCGCTCTACTTAATAATTCAGGATCACCCGTGTCAATCATCGACTGGATTACGCGGGAAACCAGTTCATTAGATTTTTCAGCTTCTCTTTTAAGAGTATTAGCCAGATTGGGATTTAGTCTTTTAGCTATGTCTTCTAGATCTTGAATAAATTTTTCGCCGGTTTTCTGGGCGGCAGTAACTTTAACAGGGCCGAGTCCCTCTTTTTCTGCAAACTCTTTAATTTCTGTAATGCCGGGTTTATCGGCTCCGCGTAAGCCCTTGATAACATCATCTATATCTGGACGGATATCTTCTGGAACAGAGTCTAATGTTTTGGTTAGCGCCTCTCGCATCAACTTGCGTTCAGCGTTACCCAAATTACTACCGGCATTTTTGATAGATTCTGCGGCAAACAACGCTACTTCTGCCGGAAAGACGACAAATCCGGCCGCCAGTTCAAATGGTATACGATACTTTTCATCGCCGGGAGCCAATGTTTCTGCTAAAGCTCCCGCACCGGCTATCTTTGTTGCGGTCACGGCTTGACCAGCAAGGCGTCTGCCGGGGCTTTCCGCACCTTTTACTCGGAATTCTGTAAATTTATTTTCTAGATTGTTTAACACGCGGCCCATTTTTCGGAAAAAGGATTGCGCTGTTGCACCTGTTAATAAGCCACCACCAGAAGGAACAAATATTTCTTCACCGTCTATCACGGTCTTGCGTAATTTAGGGGAGGCATTTTCAGCCGCCCTAAACATCAAATCAGAACCTAAATTGGTAGGCGATACTTCTCTGTTAGCTAAACCCAAAGCACGGCCAATTTTAGTGGTTTCCCCAGCTTTCTTTAAGAATCCATCAAGTGCCCCGGTCCGCGAACCGCCCATAAGGAAACCAAAAGTTTCACCCCCGACCCGGCCTATTTCTGCGCCACGACTTAATTGACCTTCTATGCCAAGTGCTTGACGAGTTGCTCTTTCGCCTAGTTCACCGGCGACCGTACCGCCAACCAAACCTAAACCACCACCTACAATCCCGCCTATGATGCCACCAACAGGACCACCAAATGTAGTTCCAACAGTTGCGCCTAAACCGGCACCTGCTCTTAATCCTGTAGTCGCGGCAATACCTTCGCCGGTTGAAAAGGCCGCTTGTTCTAGAAATGCTCTGGCGGGGCCAATGTCGCGGACACCAGCAACGTTATATTGGATTATGTCAAAATCAGTAAGGCCCGCATCTCGGGCCCCGGCATAATCGTAGTCACGTTTGCTGGATACATACTGGGCAATATCTGATTCTGAAAGGCCAGCGTCTCTGGCGGCATCGATATCGTAATCTAGCTTTTCAATAAAGCCGTTGGCCATGAGTTACTGCCTCTGTAGGGAACGGTCAAACATAGCAGGATCTGGTTTAGATCCTTGTAATCTACGTTCAAAGCTGGATAAAGCTGTATCGTAATTATCTAGCAAAGGTTGCAGGTTGCGTAAATCCTGTCTAGCACTCTGGACTTGAGGTGCACTAAACCGCTCCGGAGTTTCCAGCATAGATTGAGCTAGATCCTGAATCTCCAACAATTGATTGCGCATGGAGGTCAGATTGGCTTGAGCCTTTTCCTTTGTCATCATGCCCGGTTCAACAAGTTCCTTCGCAAGCTTTTCAATTTCGTCTTTTAAAGCTCTACCGGCAACGGACTCCCTAACAAAACGCTGAGTGACATTTGCCAAAGATTGTAGTTGTGAAGAACCTACGCTTTCTTCGGCAAAAACAGAAGAAGGACGATCAAGACCAACACCCTCTGCAATGTCTCCCGCATAGGATGTAAGACCACGGAAAGCGTCTTTCACGGGAGAGAACAGACCGACAGATTTACTCACATCAACAGAAGGATCTACGATCCGACCAGATAGCTCGATATCTTCATCCAACTGAGCGGTACGGGAACGATCTCCTGAAGTTAGGTCATCAAACTTTGCCCATGCCTCTGCGTTAGGGTTTCCGCCCTTCTGCATCTTCATAACCGGTCCGCCCCCATAAAACCCAAACGGAGGAGCCAAGCCTGAATCTCTACGGCTATTCAAGGCGGATTGAAGAGCTCTTGGAATAAATCGTGTTTCTTCCATGAAGGCCCCAGTCTGAGGGTTATAACTGTATTTCGGAGTTAGATACTCCGACAAACCGGCTTCTAATGTGGTAAGTAGCTCAGGGGAGGATTGATCTAAAAGTCCTGATCCATAAGCTTGCATGATATTTGGATCAGCAATCAAGGCTTGCGTTCTTTGCGACAAGCCTGTTCCAAACCTACTCTGGTAGTTTTCCTGTAGCTTCATTAGACCCAGCATAAAGTCGGTCTGAGTTTGTCTGTCTCTTAGGGAAAGATTACGATCCTGCAGTGCTCGGTCAGCCTCCGCCATCTGGAAACGTAACATATTGTTAATTTCCGCCTGTCGGGAATCCTGTTGAGCCATAGCCACAGCGTTTTCAAAAGCCGTCTGAGGCTCGCCCCAATTCCAGAATTCCAGAATTGATTCTGCAAAGCCCTGCGGATCACCTGCGGTTGCCTCCAGCTTATCTCGGTTCAACTTTAATTGAGCTAAGAACTGATCGTTACCTTGTTGACGATCCAGCTTGTTTTGAGAACCCTGCCAAGCTTGAATTTGCCTTTGTAAGCCCAAGTTCTGTTCGGCTCGTTCAGCCTGTGTAATTCGGTCTTGCTCGGCTTGTAGACGAATTGAGGCTTCCCGTTGTGCTCCTACTTGGAGAAGCTCATTAAAGCTTTGCGTACCTATAAGTTCTTGCAA